CGGTATAGGCCACTTGCGGATGGGGTAGAAATAACCGTTGATGCAACATCCCCTGTCTGCGAAAGAAAGCTTCCCGATGCGATGATGCCCGCGCTGCTACAAGCCATGTTGCCTCCTGATTCGTTTCTACTTTATCACCAATTGCCGCCATTGTTGCCATAACCTAAGCCCAGCCCCTGCCGTGGCCCGCTGCGGGGCTGCCTGCGCACGTTCGAGCGGTTCTTGAGTCTGACATCGCGATTGAAGATCAGCTTCGCCTCAGCCTCCGCGCGAGTTTTGAAGGTCTGGGAATCAACATCGTCACGGCCATCCGAGGCTTCGACGCAGATGTAATCCGCGAAGGAATCCAAACACCCCATGATCGGGACTTTTTGCTGATACCACTCTGTCACCCCAACATTCACGAAATCGGGAAAGAATTGCGCAAACCGCACCCGTAAATCAACTGGCTGGCTCGTACCCGGGATGTAGATTCTGTCGTTGCGGAACTCGAAGATCGCATTGCGGCTATACCGATAGCGCGCTGGCATGCCATCCATCACGTTTTCGAGGGGGGCACCCCAGCCTGCGTTGATCCCAGAGACGCGATCCCAGAGCCTCAACGGGAAGCTGCATTTTGCAGGCAGCGCATAGTCATTCCATAGTTGCGTCCCGTCGAAAAATCCCGTCCAGTCAATCCAGCACTGCACGGCGGGATCGGGACTTGGACAGATAGGAAGAGCCTGGATAATTACTTCATCCGTCAGCCGGGTATAGCCCAGATTGGCGAGATACTGCTGCATCCGCCGCCACGCTGAATTTGCCATCTGCTGAGTGAAGGGCTGAGCATCGGTAAGGATGTCGCCCCCTAACTGTTGGATGGCGTCGTTCATTCGCACCCTAGCGGTATTCAGGATGGTATCGAGAACATCGTAGGGCGCGGCGGCGAGCGGTGGCAATCCCAAGGCTTACTCCTTCGGTAAAGAAGCTTCATATTCGATCATGCTGCGACCCTTCCAGCCTTCTTCATCTCCTCGTATTTCTCGGGGTTGAGAATGTAGCTGCACTCCTTGCAGAGCACCGCCGTAGCCGAGACGTTGGCATCGCACATCGGGCAAGCTGCCTGTGCCTTAGGATCGGTGCCGCGCAGCCACGCACGGTCACGCAGATTCATCCACTCCGCACAGACATGATGAATCTGCGGCCGGATCACTGCCTCAGCCGACTGCGGACCACGAGCCCATGCCTGATCTGCTTCCAGCACCATCCGTGCCATGTACTTTTCGAGAAGTGCGCGTGCCGCGGCAAGCTCCTTCTCGGTAGGCGCTTTGCCATCAGAGATGAATACGCCTTGGTGGATCTTGGCATTCTGCTGGCTGTGACCGATGCCCACACCCAAAAGCTCATTGGCGAAGTAGCGTCCCTCGTCCTGCATGTTCCATGTGCACTGGTCGACATCGGTTGGTAGTGGTTCGGTCATCAGGCCGGGTAGCGGCTTCATGGCGGCGTACTCGGTGCGCGGGTCAGTCACAACGTACTCAGAAGGCTCCCAGCTATCGGGGACGAACACACCAGGCGCTGCTTCCATGCGTGGCTGTCGTTCCCACTCCATCGGCGCGCCCACTTCACAGGCCGGAATGAAGTAGAACCCAAACGAACCCATAGACTCGCGGAATCCCCACGGCCCGACGTTGAAGACATGCACGGTGTTTTCGCGGATCATCTTCTGGATCGAAGGGTTGATGGGCGGTACGCGCCGATTCTTGCCCGTTTTGTCCTTCAGGTAGTCAGCGATGCGACCTTCTGCTTCTCTTGCCGTAATCTTCGCCATGTTCTCTCCGTTCTACTTTCTGGGTGTGCTTGTGAGCCAAATCGTGTTCGTCTTTTCGTCCACTTTTGTCACGACGACTGTACCTGAAATCTTGCCATCGTCTCCGAATGTTGGAGCTGCAAACCCAGGCTGAAAGAAGTCTTCCAGTCTGCCTTCCACGGTCGGCCCATCGGTAAACTTGCTGGCGTCCATAATCGCTCTCCGTTCTACACTGAAACTGTATCACCCAACTGCCGGAAACCACTACCGGGTAATGCCTTGAACGCCTTCGCGGGCTTCAAATTGATCGCCCTGCGCTTCTTGATCATCATCGAGCCGCAGGGGTTGGGCTGTGCGTCCACCAGCATGTCAATGTTGCGGTTCTTGGTCTGCTTGGCATCATAGTCCATCAGTTCCTGCCGCAACCGTCGCCGCTCCGCAAATCCCACACCGCGCTCGGCCTGCCACTTCGCAATCAACTGCTCAATGCCAGTAGGCTCACCGAGGGTGAAGATGTGCCGCTCAACGTAAGTTCCTTCATGCGGGTAGGGCTCAGATTGAATCGTGATCGAACAGCCGGGTGATTGGAATCTAAGCGGGTATTCCTGTGCCGTGCAGCCCGTATGCTCTTCTGCCGATATCCACGATTCGAGTACCCACCGACCTTTCGCTGCGGGGCCGGTATAGACCTTCGCCAGCCGGTACTCCTCAGCGCCGTCTGCCCACTTACCGCCTACTAGGCGCTTCACGCTATCCGCAAACACGATGCGCCACAACGGTTGCCCAAAGGGATTGAGGCCGTACTTGGCCATGGGCGCGGGATAGTGCGTCGGTGCGTCAGTGCCTACCGCTTGAATGAGTCCGTTCATGTGCGCCTATCTTACCAGCTTCGGGATTACAGGGCCATAAGGAGTTTGCGGTGGCATTGGCGCTGGGAAGCTGTCGTGGTAGTCGTCCTTCACCGCTTGCACCAAACCGCTTATCTTGTCCATCAGCGGATGATGGGTCTGGTTCCTGAGGTCGATCACATCCGGCGACACATAGCCCGCCGACACGCCAGCAAGAGTTGGTGGAGCGGCCTGAGGCGTTGCTAACGGCGCCACTGGGCCATTCGTCGGTAGAAGTTTCTGAGGCATCTCTCCCTAAGAGGTACGAGCCCTACCCCGATAAGGAATAAGGCTCGTAAGTTTATCGATCCACTAGTTTTAGTGGCCGAAGTAGTTCTTGGGAATCGTGACGTTGTTGATGAAGGCGTTGATGCGCGGCATCCATGAGCCAATCTGCACACCAAGGATCATCCAGAACATGTTGGTGGTCGCAACCGAACCGTCCGTCCCGTACTGCGGGAAGGTGGTTTGCCCGTCAACCTCGTACATGTCCAGCGCCTTCGCTTCCAAGCGTCCCCACTCCTTCAGTGCGAGGAAGTCGATGATGCCGGGGGCGGCTCGGGGATTGACCACCATTTCATAGCCAGCCATCGCCGAAGGAGTTTTCGACGCCAGCATGTCCTCGCTGTTCTTGCGCTTGCCCGAAGGGAGGTCAACACGCTGCACCAGCAGTGCGTTGTCTTCCCATGCAGCCGCCATATCGACGTTGCAATGGACGATCAGGTCATTCTCGTCAGCGGCATCGACGCCTTTGGCAAGGATGATCTGCGCCAGCATCGCCCGTACCGTTGCCGGAACGAGCGCCCCATTTGCAGGGATGTTGCGAGCCGAGAACTGGTCAGGATAAGACGATCGCAGGATGTTCATGAAGTTGCCGACGTTGCCAGCCACCTGATAGTTACGGATGCCGAGCAGACCGCTGTTTGGCAAGCCTGCCGATCCCGCAACCACGAGGAAGTACCCAGCAGTCACGCCAGCAGGCACCGCACCGGTTAGCCAGATGGTTGTGTTGGTGGTGTCAACCGTCTGAATCACGACAGAAGCAACGAAGCCAGCAGCGCCAGTGAGGGCCGAATAGATGTCAATCGGCTGGCCAGAGCTGAAGAAGTTCGCATTGTTGACGACGATAGAGTTTGCACCCACCGAAACAACAGTGTCGAGGGTGTTGGAGCCGTCGCCCTGGAGCACTGCGTCCATCATGCCGGCGAAAGTTCTAGTGACGGTTTCTTCGGTATAGGCAACGTAATTCTTGATGCTGCGCTCGTCGCCGTCAGTTGCATATTCCGACTGAGCGGTGTAGGCACCACCCTGCGAGAAGTAAACGCAGCTCAACTGCCCATAGACTTCCTGAGGGCCATCACCAACGCCCAGCGGCCCACCGTTCGGGTTGAACTGGCGGAAAGCTGCGGTCGGGATCGGCGTGAAGGGGATGCGCGACGGGCGCGAAGATACAGGCTTGATATCCGTGCGGGCCTGAATGCGCGACCAGGTGGTGGAAGAGAGCAAGAAGGTCTCTTCAAGCTTGTCCCGTAGATATTCTCGTTGGGACGCAATACTGTTTGCATTATTCCCGGCTGCCATAGCGGACACCTCAAGGGGATACCTCAGCCGTAGCTGGGCTCACGTTCTTGGTTGCTCGCCTATGTGCATCCTTCGCCCCGTAGGGCCAGCCGGACGCTGCTGCCGCGTTCGCACTAGGTTTCCGTGCCGTTATGTTGCAACTACACGCTCTGGCTCAACCGTTTGTAAGGGGCCGGGTTCCCTCATGCCATTGCTGAAAGAATAATAGCACACAGAGAAAAACCACCCCGAAAGGCGGCTCTCTCTGCTCTGATTTTTTCGCCCACTTTCTCTTTACTGTGTTTGCGTAAAGCTGATTGAGGTCGGGGTCAACAGTGCAGGGGGCGGCGGTGCGCTGGGAGTGATAGTTGCGCTCAGCGACGTCGGGGCGGTGGAGGGATTCGGCACAAAGCTGCTGGTCGAATAGCTGACCGCCAGAGGGATTGATTCATTCTCAACCCAGCCGGTTGGCAGTGGGATCGTGACAATGAGGCCAGTGGGATCGACGGTAGGTGAAACGCTGGGGTCGTTGGAAACGACAGCAAAGGTTGTGCCGGCAGGGAATGCTGCGCCTGCTGGTGCCAAGGTGCCTGTAAAAATCAGAGTGTTGCCGCCTTCGGTAGAGTTCATTGTTACCTCATGGAATAATATCTGGGTTGGGGTGGATGGAAGGGTGCGCCTGTAAATCTCCCTCAGTATAAAGGTCTGCTCCTTCGACTGCTGGAGAATTTCTTCGAGAAGGCGAACCTCTTTGTGATCTTTGAACATGCATGGCCTCGTGCTTACTTTGATGCGTTTCTTAGCCTAAGCGCACAGCATCAGCCTGTAGACCCTTCGGCGTGTTAGTCGTTAGGAAGGTCACTCGGTCGCCCTCGTTCAGCGACTTGTAGCCGTCGCCCTCGATAGACGAAAAGTGGACGAACACATCCTTGCCGCCGTCCTGCCGTTCGATGAAGCCGAAGCCCTTGCCGCTGTTGAACCACTTTACGATTCCGTTGATGCGCTCTTGCATTTCTTTCTCTCCTATCGACTGTACAGCACTTTCGATCCGTCGCGCATGATGAATTTACCATCCCCCGGCTTCTTGCCGCGAATAGAATTGGTCATCTGCCAGTTCACCTGATTCTTATCAGGCTTCGTGGCGCTGCGAGTGAAACCTGTATTGTCGGCAGTCGGTGCGGCCCTGGTTCCAGACTTTGCCGCTGGCGTGGTGGTGGTCTTCGGCCCGGGCTTGGTAGGCACGATCTTATCAAACGCAGCCTTCAGTGCCTTGGGCACGATGTTACCGTAAGCGCCGGAGATGAAGCGGCGATAGCCTTCCTTGTCCTTTGCCGCTGCAAAGCGGGATACCTTATCCTTGCCTGCCTTGTCCTGATTCGACATGCGGTCGCGGGTGACCTCATACAGCTCCTTTATGGTGCCAAGCTGTGTAGGAGTTAGCTTGCGGCCAGCAGTGAGTTTCTTCCATTCGCGGTCAAGCAAGCTGTTCTCGATCTTGCCACGCTCACCCAACCACTCAGACTCCATAGCGCGCTGCTCGGCCTGCTGTACGCGCTGTTCTCGCTCAGTCAGTTGCGAGTCGTCTTTGTTCCCGGTAGTTTCGGTTTTCTTACCCGTTTTGCTGGCAAGCGTGCTCATGCGGTCAACATAGCCAGCAATCTTGGCCCATCCCTCAGCCAACGCCTGCATTCCATCTTTTACGTTGGTAATCTGGCCTGCGCCATTCAATTGCGGCGATCCGCCCTCGAACAAATCGCGTGCCATCAGGCGCATCTGCAAGGGGATGTCGAATGATGCCATGTCCGAGGTGACGATGCGGCCAACGTGCCCAGAGAAGCCGTCAGGGTCAAGCTCGGCAAACTTATTCAGCATCGATGGGCCAAGCTTGATGAATGATTCCGGGTTCCCGGTGGCGAGGTCATCAATGAGCTTCGGATTTCCTGACACCCAGTCCTTATCCAATGCCTGCCAGTCGCCTACCTCGGCCTTCATCCGCTCGACGCCTTCTTTGCCGCCCAGAGCCTCAAACTCCTGCTTTAGCGCAACCGCCTCGCGGATTCCTTCGGGGAACTCCTTACGCAACGCAGACGCATCGAACGCTGCCGCACGCAACTCCTTCGCCAGCCGGGGATTCTCAGCCTTGATCTCGTCCAGTTTGGCTTTTGCGGTGGGGCTGAGTTTGAATCGTCCGTTGTCGTCTTCGACTACCGCAGATTCGTCGTCGGCCTGAGTTTGATCGCCTCTGGCTTCTTGATCGGCAGTCTGCTGGGTATCGTCGCCAGTGTCGTTTGAACTTCCGTCATCGGCGGCATCGCCCAAGTCTACGTCCGTCACATCTAAAACCGCTGCGTCGTCTGCCATGCGTTCTCCGTTCCTACATTGTCGCTGTTGCTGCTGGTGCTGTCGTCTTACCCGGCGCTTGAATCCCAGCCTGTGAATTCATCGCTGCCTGACCTTGCGGCGATTCATCCGCAAAATTGATACTCTCGGTCGGCGGCTTTGGCTGCTGTTGCTGTGCCTGCATCATAGCAGCCGAACGCTGCAAATGCTCCTTGATGTGCAACTTTACATTTTCCACGCCCGCAATGTTCGGCTCGGGCTGGCCATCTGCTCCCGGTCGCCCGACATTCAACTCGCGCCAGCAAGCCTCGGTCGATAGCCAATCCTGACCGCATGGGCCTTCCCATTGATGGAAGTCAAGATCATCTACTTCGATGGACGGCTTCAATAGCGCCTCGGGATATTGCAGAGGTGTAACGCCGTCCTGCTGCATCCCGATAGTGACCATCTTCGGCGGTGCCGGAGCAGGCGGCGTCGGTTGTCCTGCTGCCTGCGCCTGTAATGAGGCAGCAGCATGTTGAGTCTGCTCCAAAGCTTGTTGCGCCTGAAACGCCTGCATCTCCTCCGGCGACGGGGGAATCGGTGAACCGTCCAGCAACTCCTCAATCTCGCGCATCTGCTTCTTGGCCGACTCGGCTTCCATAAGCTGAATCTCTTTGAAGCCGAAGATCTGCGTGATGATCTCCCAGTTGTAGACATCCCCGAGTATCTGCGCTCCAACTTGAGGATTCGACGATGCGAGGGTGAGGAGTTGCTGCAAGAGAGCACGCTTAGCGCTCGTCGATTCAGGAAAGCTGGAATCCTCATCTGGGTAAGCACCGAAGTGGCCTTTTGTCAGGCGCTCCAGTTTCAACATCCTTGTGCCCCCCTTTGTCGGCACAAGGATCTGCTCAGCATGGTCAGGGTTCATGCTGGCCTTCAGTGCAGCATGGTAGTACATTGTCGCCATTATTTGCTGTACCGTGGCCCACGGTATAGCCTTGGTTCCCATCGCCTGTGCTCGCGCCGTGGCATAGCCAGAGGCGGTCTTCTGGTCTTCCATGCCTCCGCCAAACAGTGCGGGAGGAGTCCCCATCACAAACTGGATGAATGGCCCAGCCAGATACTCCATCAACTTCACCAGCGAATCAGGCAGAACCAAATCAGGTTCGCGGAAGAAGTCGTTTTCGAGGGGCTGCGCTGCGCGAGCTTTCTTCAGGCTGAATGCGTATGGCTCTGAGCGCTGATCTTGGATCGCATCGAACTCTTCTTCCTCTGCCGAGATGAAGGTGCGCGGCCAGCCCATATCCTGAGCCTCGCGCAAGCTGTTCATAATGTCGTTGAAGAAGTCTTGAATCACGACCGCATCATCCATCATGGCTTCGCGGCTCATGCCATCGCCCTCGTAGGGGAAGCCGACGGTAATGGCGTCGTCCATGCTCTCGTCCCATGCCTCGGCAAACTCAAGACCAACGAAAACGCAATGCACGCCATTGGGAAAAAGCTGATTCAGTTTGTCCTGTACCGTGAACGGTGTGCCGTCTTCGTTCTCGTTGTCCTCGGGGGAATCGGGTTCGATACCCTCCTCGTCGTCGCCGATAAACAACTCGTAGGGGTCTTGATACTTCTCATCTACAAAGTTTGCCATCCGGAGATACCCATGCACTCGGGTCGTCAGGTGTGTGAGCGCATCGCCGACTTGCGCATAACGGCGAGTACCCTGTAAAACCCCGAGACGCGCGATCCGCTCGTAGGCGTTCTCTCCGATGCCTGCCGATACTCCCTTGATCTTCTTTGCGATGTGGGGATATTCCCCCTTCATCTTGTTCACGGTGGGATCTTCGTAAAGAAGGATCGCGTCCAGTCCGCTTTGATCCTTCGCGGTCATTGGGTACACGCGGGATTGCAGCGTTGTCCATACTTTTGCCGTCTCGTTCTGCTTGGCATCGCCGTCGTCGTTTGTGCCCCACAATTGGGCATTGGCCTCAGTCGCCACCGAGACCACGGTTCTGCCACTCTCGCACAGGCTTTGCACGATTTGTAGCTGAATTCCTTTCGAATCGTTTGATCGGTCAAAATATTCGCGATAAATCTCTGCCGTTGATGCGGCTTCTAAATCCTCAGTGTCCTGCGTCTTTGGGCGGAAGTCGATGCCCGGGGGGTTCTGCGTCAGGACGCTTTCAATCACCAGCTCCGTAGGCCGGAAGATGTTGTAGTCGCCGATGTACTGAGGACACTCCACCGAGCCGCCCGAGCCTGTCGAGACCGCTTCTCCAGCAACCCCCAGAGAAAACATGCCCGTCTGCCGATTCTCATAGATATGCTGCCAGCCGCGACGGTAGAAGCTATTGCGGCGGTTCCGCATGACCTCGCGGCGGCGGTCGTACAGCTCCCGCTGCCCGATGTAAATCATGGCGTTCTTGATAGCGGTCTTCAGTTGTTCGGGGAGGACCTTGTTGCGCTCGCCGTAAGTTGGTGGCTCATTTGGCTCATCCAATTCTTCGGGATGCTCTTCAACGGCGTCCATGCCATCGTTCGGCGCTGCCGTTCCGTCATCAAGGATTTCAGCCATGCGGTGAGTGTATCTCAGTTCACATATTTCTTGGTAGCGATGTTCAATTGCCGGTCAGATACTTCCGCCATGAAGTCCAGCGCGTCCTGCTTGTCCATGCGGTCAAGAATGGCAATCGTCGCATCTGCAAATAGTCCGCAACACAGATGCTCGTTCGTTGGGTGGTTCTCAGTGCCGCAATAGGGGCACAGCAGCCACTCCAGCTTGCTGGCCCGGATCTGCAATATTTGATCTTCCAGGAATTGCAGCTTTTGTTCTGGAGACATCGTGGCAGCGTTTATGGCCATACAGGCTCCTGAATAGTCACAATCGACTCCCCGCAGTCAAACACCACCATTGCACCGCCTTTACCGTCTGGCGTGGCTTTCAGTACTGGGCAGGTATTATCCGCCGCCCGCACTTTGGGTTCGATGAGCGCGGTAACCCCCAGAACGAGCAGCGCAAGAAAGAGGCAGAGCGTGACGCGGATAGCGAGTTCTCTCATCGATTAGCTCCCGTAGAACGGAATGTCCTGATAGTGCCTATGCAGAAGGTTCGCAATTAATTCGGCCCTTGTGCCAAACCCTTTCTTCTTCATCGCGCGATTGATGTGGGTCTTAGCCGTCTCTACCCCGATGCCCATACGATCCGCCAGTTCCTTGTTCGAACATCCGTTTTCAAGAAGTATGTCGAGAGCTTTTTGTTCGGAGGGCGTCAGTGTAGCCTCCTCCGCTCGACTTCTAACCTTCTTGCCGTTGCGGTATGTGTGGGTCACCCCTATATCTTATGCTTGATAAAACGCTTGGCCAGCAGGCCGCGCCCTCGGATGCTGGGGTCGGAGGAGTGAGACTCAACGTTCGCTTCCTGAAGGGTGGAGCGGCCATTGCGCTCAGCAGCGGCCTTCTCTGCGCCGGGGTGCTTCACCGCTCCCTGAATCCACGTCTTTTTGCGACCCGCCAGCATACTCATTTCTTCCTCCGCGCTGCGATCATACTGCCTTTGCGCTCCGGCAATATCAATCCCTTGCTCGCCCTATCCCACTCTTTGACGCCAGCATCCCCAAGCGCGCTACGGCCACTTGGGGAATTGATCCATCGCAACTGAGCCTTGGACTTCGCTGGCATAATGGAAGAACCCGCACACCGTGCCTTCTACATCCCAAAGGGAGCATAGGATCAGCGTTTCTTTCTACTCTGGGCATGATTTCCCAGTTCTGCCGGGCGTCTCCCGCACCCGGTCGATCCGGCGTGCGGGCCATGCGGAAAACTTAGTAGATTACGTTGATCGCGGCGAGCGCGGTTCCGACTGCTGCGTTGTAGGAGTGTGAGGCGGTTGTGGTGGTTCCTGAAATACCGCTCCAGTCGAGAACCGATACCGTGGCCGATGCGGAGTTGAACCCGGTGATAAACGTATTGACTGCCGTATGGGTATAGGTGACACCAGCGCGCTTCAGTAGATCGGGACTGACGGATACCAGACCGCCGCCCCACTTCCCGGTGACGTAGATTGAAGCCTCGTCGATACCGTAGCTGGCACTTGCGATCCTGTCGCCAGTCCCATGAGCATAAGAGAACGTGGCCGTAAAGGAACATGACTGGTAAACGGTCGGAGTTCCGCAACTAACCGCGCTGGGAGTTACGGTTTCAGCATTCGCACCAGTGCCGACCGTGATTGGGGCATGAGTTGACAGGGGCGTAATAACCGTCCCGTCGCCCAATGTGGTAGTTCCAAAGGCCACAGTGAAAGTAGCTGCCCCCGCTCCAGTTGTCGCATTTGTGGTATCGATTTGCAGAGGGGCGACGAGATAGTTGACGCCATAAGCAAATGCATAGGCGTTCGCCACGCCACCAAACACTGCCGGGTTCTGCGCAACTGCCGGGATGCCGAAAGCCACAAAGCCTGCAATCAGCGCGATAAACTTGCGAGAGATGTTACGCATTACCGTACCTCCTTGGATCGTGCTGATTTAGTAAAGATTTCCAGAATCTTCGAGCGCATCCTCGTGCGCATCGCCGTGGCCTTCATTCTCTTCCTCGTCAAAGAACTTGCCCATGTGCGACTTGAGCGCTTCCATGTTCTCGTGATCGTGCGGCCCGGAGTGCTCGCCATTCTCATCCACGCCATGCGAGGTCATGCCGTAGCCGTCGTGCGACACCACCATGTGCTTCGCCCCGGGCTCAGCTTCGTGCATCGACTCAAGAGCCTCGTGCGCCCCGGGTTCACCCTGCTCGTCCTCTTCCATTTTGCCATCGTCAACGCCCTTGGGTGCGGGTTTCTCTTCGGTGCGCGGATTGCGGAGCCTCGACATCGCTTGCATCTCTTTTTCAGCCATTTGCTTCAGCCTCCTCAGGCTCAGTCGAACGCTCTATCGCATCACGGAATTGCCGGAAATTCACTTTCTTAGGCTTCGGTGCAATCTTCTGTTGTTTGTTCTCTAAAGTCAATAGTCTTTGATTCAGTTGCTCAATCTTGGCATCTTCCTCGGCAATCGCATCGATCCGTAGTTGCTCTTCTTCAGCCCATGCCTGAGCCAAATGCGACTTCATCTCGACATGGCCAGCCTCAGCCGCCTTCTGAGCCTTCACCACTCCGCCTGCCAGGTGAACGTTCTCCCGCTCAATGATCGCAAGCCGCATCGCCGTAGCCTTCGCATTGCGGTTGAAGGCCCATCCCGACACCAGCCACAGTATGAATAGAATTATCTCGATGACCATTGCGCTCGTCTCCGTTTCTTCTTCTTGTCATCTGCGTAGAACTTCTTCAGTTGCACCGCCGCGACGCTGATAATCTCACGGCGCTCGTCCGGCGTCTTATCCTCAAGTTGCGGTAAGGTAATGCCCAACTCCTCAGCCTTCTCAGCGGCCCTCACCTTCAGCGGGGCTCGAGTCGTATCCATCTCGTCATTCAAACCATATCGCACCTCGTCGCCAATGTCATCGTAAAGGTGGTTGGTTTTGAGAATATCCTCGCCATTCTTCTCTGAGTCGTACTGCAAGGACGGTATCGCCTCCAGCAGTTCTGGGCACATCTCACTCACAAACCACTCGTCGTTCTGGATCAGCTGGTACATGTAGCGCCATCCCTGGACGCGTGATCCTGCCTTCATGTTGGCCGGCTGCGGCGAAGGCAGACCGACTGCACCCTCGTACAGCAACTCTGCCGCAGTCTCTTTGCTGGTCTTCTCGCCAAATGCGTCCGACGACAGCACCCAGTACTTAATCTTCTCGCCTGCGCTCAGTTCAGCCAGTTCGGCGCCAAGCTCGCTCTCCGACTTGTTCTCCTCGGCCAGAGACATGATGTGCTCGCGGTAGGTGAACCGTATCTTTCTCGGTACATCCCAATCACGGCCCAGCAGCTTTGCCATCTTCGGGCTGACCATGCCGATTGTGTGCCAGTGAACCGGCGTGTGGTGCTTGAATCCCCAGTCCTGCGATATCCACCGAGGCCACCATGGCTGGATGATCTGCCCCATGATCGACGGATGCACGGCGCGCTCAGATCGGTTCCAGTTGGTGAAATATTGCCCTTCTGGGATGCTCCAATCTCCCTCTAGC